TCAGAATTGGTTCTTCTGATCCATTCTGAACACTAAGTCTACCATATTGATGGCAGATTGATGCAATAATGTCATCTGCCTCTGCTCGGTCTACCTGTAGAACCTTGTACGGAAAATTTTCTTTGAGGTCGTCTCGAATACCATTCAGTACTTCGAAGATGGTGTGCCAGTCTAGACCAGACTTTTCACGATCCTTCTTACGATGAGCCTTATAGTATGGGAATAGGTCACGGCGCCAGTAGTTTTTGTCATCACAACAAATTACCAGTTCGCCGTACTTCTCTCCAAACTTTTGACGATAGAGTCGTAGAGAATTGAGTACCATATGGCGGACCAGGTTCTCATCAATAGGAACGTTTTTGCCGCCAATCTGCATCATCAGGTTTGAAATCATCACCTGATTTAAGTCAACAAGAATCATAATTCATCTCAGTTATAATCATATTCTATATATACTACCACAACTGTGGTCAAAAGTCAACAAAATCCTCATCATCAAACAAATCAATTTTACTGATAATCTCATCCATATATGGAGTTAATGCATGAGGTATTTCGAGACTGCGATAGAGTGATGCTCGAAATATCTCCACCGCGCAAGCAAAATCACAACTGAATCTTTCATTATAAATGTCAAATCCATGCATTCCGACCTTATTTGCCAATTGAGAACTATAATGATCCACAATATGATCTATATAATTTTTCTTATTATCCTCGAAGTAGTTACTCAGTTGCTCTTCATTTTTTGGAATATTCCCAACATTAGGAAATTCAAAGACATTGTTTGCTTGTTCCATTACTTCACTACACGTAAGAGTATCGTGTCCCCATTAATACGGCCATTTGGCTGATTGCCTTTACTATTTATTTCAGCCATAACCTTTGATAGAACACGTTTACCCCCACTCAGTACACTAGGTAGAATATCATGTGGCTTTCGTAGTGTTTTGGTTTCCGAATTATCTGGATCGTATCCCTTCAGACTGGTACCCTTCACAGAAAAACCAGCCGGACCCATCGCATTATAAACGGTCAGTTTACGATACTTTACATTAAATAACCACAGCTGATTTGCACCGATAATACTAGCAGGTGCCACACTGACCACCTTGTAGTCCTTATTCTCAATGAGATACTTCAACTTTGCAACCTGCTTTTCAACGGACGGTGGTTTCTTTACTCGAGTCTTACGAACCGTTTTCTGATTGGCACCCCAGGTCGATGCGTCATCTATAATGCCAGTGAGGAAGTCAATAAACCGATTTAATTCAGCTTTCTTTAAGTGAGAATATCCTTCCTTTAGTTGTTCGCAGGTGTTTTCCTTCACCTCGTGCAGTTCATTTAACCAGGGACGATAGTAATCAGCGATAGCATTCGATTGCTGAGACTTTACATTATTGTGTTGCAGCCATTTATACATATCAAAATCTGTTTTATACTTACCGAGCATAAACAGGTCTACCTGTTCCTCAATTTCACCAATGTATTCACTGATCTGTTCCTTGATTCTGTCCTGGATAGAAACCGTAACTTTACTTTTGGCCTCTACCTTCTTTTCGGCCTGGATCTTTTTTGCCTCTGTCAGTAGTAAATCAATATTATCATTAAAATACTTCACAGAAGACTCTGGCAGTTTGCAGCCATTGGACATCATCCGAGCCTGATAGCAGCAGGTAGAATTAATTTTCCAGTCAGGGAGTCGTTTCAGTAGGTGGATTTCTTTTTTATCGCGCGGATAGTGATCGAATAAAAGCTTGATCTTTTCCTTTGTATTATAAAAGTAATTATACCAACTGTAAGCATTCATAATTTGACTTGAGGTGGCAATATCATCACCCCAACTCGGTTCCGGTCCCAAATATTTTTCGTCAAAGTGCTTTGGTGTACGAGGCTTGATTTTTCTTTTACCAGCCGATTTCAGTAGACTTTTACTTGCACGTCGAGCCATAGATACTCTCCAGTTCAATCATCCAACCATACTATTATATTTAACAGTACAAGTCAATATATTATTTCATTGAATTTAAAAGAGCATTCCATTCTGGAATCCGAGCATCCCATGAATAAAAATTATTTGCGTAGAATTTCTGAAACTGTAATTTACCTTGATGATCATCCGCCCAGAATGATTCGATCACTGCATTTAGGAGCTGCGCAAACACATTTGCATGACGATTTCCGTCCTCATCGAACTGATACATCAGCGCAAAATTGGCAGCTGTTTCTGGTAATGCGGCATGATTAGGGCAGATAATTGCACAACCGGCACTCATCGCTTCCATCAGCGCAATGCATGAGGTTTCTGGCCAGATATTTGGATAGGCAAAGATATGCGCCTTCTGAAGAGCCTCTCGAACTTCATCATTGGAAACGGCGCCATGATAGGTAATACCAGGATGTTCACGGCAGGTTTCAAAGATCTTTTCGTAAGGCTCATCTCGGTGTGGCCATCCATAGATAATAAAGGATGAATACACATCCAGATGGATCTTATCTCCAAAATGCTTGTACAGATACTCATACACGGGTAGAAGGACCTCAAGCCCTCGATGCGGCGTCGTATGGTAAATCAGATTGATAACACCATCATTTGGCTTTTGATGGTCGGGAATCGGTACGATAGCATTTTTTAAAATGATTGATTCATTGTATTGGATACCATGAGCAAGATGATAAGTCTGAAATTGATAATTAGAAACGAATACGAGCTTATCGAATCTTTTACGATCCTCCTCGTTTGAAAGATGCTGTGCTTCTGGATCATTCCAGGTATCGTGCAGCCAGAGGATATTTTTCTTATCCTCACTAATATCTCGTACACGAGAACAGATGATATTAAAATGGTCGGCAAGTTTTGGATCAAGGCGAGACATAAGCCCCTCCTTCATCATCTCTGTACCGCCCTTTGCATTGACGACATCACCATCAGTATTAATCTGACCGGTATTATCCTCAAGTCCTGTTACTGTAAACTTCATAGCATTACTGGCTGTACGTCGAGTACGGAATCAACTCGGAATGACCGCCATCCCTCCTTATCAAGATCCCAGACTGGTAGAACAGATTCGTTGACCTTTCGTTCCTTATCTGAGGATTCAGTTGCTGGTACAAGATCAGATTTAAGAGTGCAACGCATCTCTCGGATTGTACCATCGACCTTCGTAAAACGCACATCACAAACTCCACCTAGTAGAGTGGTTTTCAGTTCATCACGATTCATACCTTAATCTCCGTAATACCAGATTCTTTCATACGATACTTATTGCCTGGCTTACCCCAAACTTGAGTAGCCGGAACCTTAATGAACCGCTTGGCGGTCTCATTGGTGTTTGGATTTGCAATAGTCAGAACGACATTCTTACCCTTTTCCCAAGCCTCGAGTTGGTTGAGAGTACGAGCAAGATGATTTGATAGATAATCCCGGCGATTCGCATTCGTAATCTTTTTGTTGACGTTACGACGCTCGCCCTTCGAAGTGTAATGCTTGCCGGAAGACTTTTTTCCACGTGCCATAATTTAACTCCACATTGAAATAATAAACTTATACTACTATATATTATCCGAAATGTCAATAGCCATCTGGATGTAATAAAACTTTAATCAATCAGGAGAAGATGTGAGGTTTTCTGCTGCGCTTCCTGTAGATCACAGGCAAACTCTTGTGATACCATACGGATAAATTCTTCCATATTTGGATTATCGTTCTCTTGACGGAATGCTTGCCACATCCATTCGATTCTTGTCTCGTCGTTGATTATCATTATAGCCTCTCTATGTCTGCTTCAATACAATTGTCACCATATTGAATTTCGATAATTTTAACAGGTTTGTTCGTTTTATTACAAAGTTGATGCCACTGCTTTTTATTAATATGGATAGACTGATGCTTCTCGAGCGTATTCAATAATTCAAGATCTGATGATGCATTAATTGTATACACGGTGACAGTACCTTCGGATACGAACCAATGTTCGGCTCGATCTTGATGACGTTGCATACTGATAGATGATCCTGGATTTACAACCAGTTCCTTCAGCTTCACCTCTGGGCTATTTGATTGTAACACCTTATAATAACCCCAAGGACGATTGGTTTTTGGAGTCGACCATTCATTCAGAATCCAACTCGATGAGTTCTTTTTAAAGTCACCACCGACCCCATACACAAATCGTACAGTCGTATCGTGCTGATAGAAATCTTCTTCTGGTGAGTTCGATGCATCTCTATCGCCACCATTTGCAAAAACAACATCACCAGCGCCGATGGATTGAGCGTAGAAAATAGCTCCAGTTGCATCATCCTTTTGATCATCACCTATTACAGGAATAACTCGATCTACCATCTTGAGGTTGCGAATAATATCAACTCGTTCTTGATACGACATGAATGGTTGACCTTTCTTCCGAGTCAACCAGTCGTCGGAGTTCAATCCAACCCAGAGTCTATCTCCAAGTTCACGAGCTGCATTAAAATAATCAATGTGGCCAGAATGTAAGGGATCAAAGCCACCAGTCACTATTACTGTTCTCATTTTTCTAAATCTTCAATCCTCTGCTCGAGTTCATCAATCTTTGTGGTGATCTTTGGATACCTTTTTCTCCAAGCATCTTCTGGTTGTTCAAGCCAGGTCAGACCCCACCGCTCTACGAGAAAGTCGACGATCTGATCGAATTTACCATAACCCCAAAGTCCGATTCGTGTCGTGCTGAGATAGGCAAGACAAGCAGCTCCAGTAATTGAACCTACAATACTTGTGTAAATCCACAAACGATCAGATGCCATTCGTTCCATCATTTCCCACATAGGTCATTCCTTTTTGGAGTATTTATTCAAAGACCTCTTGCTCAAGGTCAAAGATTTTCATTTTTCCACTGCATCCCATTCAAGTTCTACTGTAAACTTACTCATCT